ACACCGCTCCTACCTTCACAGAGCTTTTAATCTGTATCCGAAGAGGTTTGAGCTGAGGCGATACCCAAACATTCCTAATTTCTTGCACATCGTTTACTAACATTGTTCTCCTTTCCTATGTTAGTCTACTGGTCAACTTAAGGCTCTACAAGCCTTCGGCTTTAGCCGGAGGTAGTTGACTCTCTTTCTATCCAACTTTCTTTACCTTTTCGTGTTACAGTCCAGCTTTCATCAAAATTATCAGCTAAAATATCATCCTGATTTGAGATAACTAAAACACAAGGAATATCTTTTCTGATTTCTTCCAGTAAGTCTAACACACTTGTTTTTCCAGCATTATCTAAACTTGCAAACACTTCATCTACTATAAGGAACGACAAGCCTACTCTTGAAGCTATCATGTTATTCAAAGCTAAAGCTATTGCTAAATCAATTCTACGCTTCTCTCCTGAACTTTCCTTATCATACTTACCGGAACCAAATCTGTCAACTACCTTAACTTCTAACTTATTTCTCGTTTGAGTTCTGCTTCCACTACCTACTTCGGTTTCACCAGTAAACTCAATTTCAATCTCACCATTACTAAGAATATCAATGAACCTGTTAGCTTGCTTATTCAATTCCGGTATAACGCTTCTAATCAGTAAGTTTCTAATTCCAGTAGGGCCAAAACCTATAGCCCAAAAATCAAGGTCTTCTAATTGAGAATTATATTCATCCTTCAAATCCTCCTGTTCCTCAATACAATCCTCAAGCCTCTCAAGTTCCTTCTCAATGTTAGAAGAATCATTCTGTTGTGGAGGTACTTCAATCTCCAACGAAGCTACTGTGGCTTCTAACTCTTTCACCTTTTCAGCAAATCTGTTAGCATCTTTTTCAGCATCAGATATACGGCCTTTTAGACGGCTTATAGTAGCCTCCTGTGCCACTTTCTCATTTCGCTTACTATTGAGACTACTAAGCTGTTTCTCGGCCTTCTCATAGCTCTCATACACCTTTAACCGTGAATTAGTTAGCTTACTCTGGTCTTCAGTAAGTGAATCAATCTTTTCGTTCTTTTCTTCTATAACTTCATACAGGTGCTCTTCTGTAACTTCGTGAAAACACTTAGGGCAAGTAACCTTTCCTCGCATACTTTGAGCTTGCGATACTTCTGATTGTAAGTTTCTAATCTCTCTTTTAATTCCACCTATATCGCTGTCAATTTCACTTAACCTAGACTGCCACTGAGCTTTATCGGCCTTAATTTGAGCTTCATCAAACTTGTTTAACTCAGTTTCAATATCTTTTAACTTTTCATCTTCTGTAGTAAGTTGTTCTATTAGCTCTTCATGTAAGTCTTCGGCTTCTAATTTAGCGTCTTTAGTAGCTTCAATGGTAGTCTTAACTCGCTGTATCTTTTGAGCTTGTGACGATTTCCATTCTTCTACACTTTCAGACAGGCGTTCCAGCCTATTCTTTTCTCGTTCAATATGGCTTTCAAACTTATCAATCTCAATATCACAGCCTAAAATTGAGGCTTTAACTTCCTTCTGTCTGTCTTTTACTCGTTGTCTAGCAAGTTCTAGCTCTTCTAAGTGCAGTAGCTTTGAGAATAATTCTTCCTGCTTACCGGAAGTTTTAGCGGCAAATGACTCATTAGCATTAGAGAACAAAGCGGCAATCATAAAACTCTCATAGTCTATTCCCATGAACTTATCAATAACCGCCTGTGTAACCTTCGTACTATTGCCTCTTAAATCTTCACCTTCTACAAAGAATAAAAGAAAATCTCCATCAATCTCTATTTCTTTACCATTATGAGAATAAGTATTAACATCACAGCTTATTCCTCTAACAATATAACCTTGCTTACCGTTGCGTTCAATCCAACATTCAGATAAACAATTCTTCTTAGCATTTTCATTGATTATATCGGTCTTACGAAAGCCTTTAGGGTACTCACCATAGATTACCCAAGCTAAACTATTGAGAATTGTAGACTTACCTACGCCATTACTTGATTTTGAACTTGAGGATAAATGCTTACCTTTAACTGAAATCAATCCAGCTTGAGTTAAATCAATAGTTACAGGCTTCTTGCCCCACGCTAATGTGTTTTGAAACTTAGCTTTAAGCATTAAGTAGCTCTCTTCCTAATTTCATTAAACGCTTATGACTGCGTTTCTTTTTCTCTGTAATATTAACATACTTTTCCACCATTTGCTCCCATGATAAATCCGCTTTAATCACTTTATCTTCATCGACTACAATTAACTTCTTTTCACCTGTAGTAGCATAAACATTTTCATCTAATTCTAGCTTCTCTAAATGCTTACGCTTACAGCCTGTCACTTTAATATAATGCTTACCTTGATAATTACTAGGCTTATACTCACTTACATCTAATTCTAAAAACTTAGGGGAGCTTAATTCTCTACGCTGATTATACGCCTTCCATCCATTTTTGTCAAGTCTAATTTCAACTTCAACATAACCTCTGGATGCTTCCTTATCGCTTAATGAGTGTTGACAAGGCGAACCTACATACATTGCATTATCTGACAAATCTTGTGGTAAGTGATAATGGCCGAAGTAGCTATACATAAACTTATCGGTCTGTAACTCTTCCAGTGTGACTGGTTCCTTACTCTGATGGTCAAAGCCCGAAAGACTAGCGTTCATTATTCCAACATGGCCTAACAATATTCTGTTAGTATTCTTACCTTGTTTCAGTAGTATCTCTAAACTCTTAATACTACCTTTATACTCTTCATAAGGTAAACAATAGAAATCTATTCCACTATAGGTCTTAATACAAGCAGTGTCTACAACTTCGCATACATCCTTCATTATCTCTAAAGCATGAGTTTCGCCGGCAATATTAGCCTGATCGTGGTTGCCTACGATTACTGTAACATTTAATCCTTTGTTCTTAGCATACTCTAAACGCCTCTTAACTAACGCATTGATAGCGTCTGTACGGCTATTCCTTCTGTGAAACACATCACCTAACACGAACATTTGAGTAATGCCAGAATCTACAGTTTCATCTATCGCTTGCTTCCAAACATTGTCAACTTCCTCCGCTCTATCAGTCAACATATTGGCTTTTAGCATAGAGATATTTTGAAACAAATCTATATGAATATCTGCTAATATAGTAAACTTGAAATCACGCATTATCTACCTTTCCCATATTGTATTCGTTAACAGTGTTCTCAAAGATTTGTGCTAACACTTCTCCAATACCATACTTATCCTTATTGATTGCAATAGAAGTATGAATGTTACCGCTATTGTGTCGTAAAGTTGCCGCACACCAGTCACAGAACATTTCCATTATATCAACTAAGTTCATATCCATAATTCCGTTAGGCCAATGCTCAGTATGGTGTCTATTGTGAGAATAATGGTGGCTCAAAGCGTCTCCTAGTTCTACTAAATGTTCCTTATATTCCGATGAATTGTAAACAGTATCCTTCAGCTTTGGTGTAACCTTATCAAACATTTCCTTCTCAGGTGTGTGTAACTTACTCCTATCATGTTCAATACCTCTAACAAGTAACTGATGAGCCATAAACCTAAGATACTTATTTACCATATCAATATGTTCTTGAGTTGCTTTAGTGCTATCATAACTATTTTCTGTCACAAACGCCTCCATCTTCTATCTCCATACTTCATTCGTTTCTGCCACTCTTCAGCATGCCATTGTGTTAGTATTACATAATAAAAACTTTTAGGGTGATGCTTCTTACTTAATCTAGCATAAATCTTCTTATGTCTAATAAAGCTACAAGGACATTGAAGATGATTCATACACAGGTTACGAAGTTTGCCTAAGTTTTTGTGCATAACATAAAAAGCAACATTACCTCTAATATCAAGTAGAGGATAGAAACCGGCTTTACCATTATTTACTCGACCTAAAGCCTTACGATAACCGGCAATGTTATAGCGAAACTTAGTATTCGTTCTTCTAAAGGTCGTGGGGGAACAAGCGGACTCTGCCATTCTTGTTAGCTCTTTCTACTGCTTTTTGTATCATTGCATAAACTTTAGCTTCAATTTCATCTTTAACTTCGGGGCCAATTTGCACATGTGGAAAGGTCTGCTTTAACTGTGTCATTTTCACCATAGCGTAATGGCCGTTAGGTATTTTTCTATCTGCTATATTTTTTGGCATTATACACCCCCCATGTTACGAACAGATTAGGATTATCATACATTGCTTGAGTAAAAGCAAATCTATCCCATTCTAAATTATTATCTCCACTAACTTCTGTACGGTTTCCTTCAATTACAATAGGAAACTCCTGTGCTAAATAAGATTTCTCAAACTCGTCATTAAACTCTGCTGTAGTCATTGGCTTTGTAACAAACTCTCTGGCATCAATTCCAATGTAGTCTAAACATAGTATATACTTTTTCTTAACATCAGTTTTCATCTTTTAATACTCCTGTCGGAAGGTCACTAGCTTTAACCAACGCATCTGCGTACTCGTACTGAAACAACGATACTACTATCGCCTTGTTACCAAACTTCTCCATCAAATCAAACTGTTCCACAAAAGACAAGTTTTCCCACCTATCTTTAGCATAATCAAAAGCTCTGCTACTTAAAGCTATTGCATCTCTATCTAACATACACTCTCCAATACTTCAAAACTTTCCTCTATTGTATTCCAATTCTCAAGTAAGCTCCAACAATCTATATCTTCCAGTAAATCTTTAGCTTCCTCAGCATCCCAAATCCCACTAGCTAAACTACTACAAACTTCCTGAATTGTCAATGGTACATGGTGCAAGTCAATTAACTTATAGGCTAACTCATATTGTTCTTTAGCTTCCGGTGTAAATGCTTTTTGTATATTCTTAGGAATGTTCTCATAGCCTGATTCCTCAAACAAATCATATCCCATGAAGTTACATACTTCTAAAGCCGTCTTCTCTCCTACACCTTTAATTCCCGGTATCTTATCCGAGCTATCACCTACCATTGCTTTGTAGGATAGAAAATCTATCGGAGCTACGCCACAAACATCAGTAAAGTTAGATAATGAAATTGTTATTTCCTTATTAGGATTATACACTTCACAAGTATCAGTAATTAACTGTAAGTAATCTCCATCGGTACTGACAATAATTACTTGTGAATTTCGATAATGCTTACACAACACCGCAATAACATCATCAGCCTCAAAGTAGTCTACTGCAACATTGCTAACATTCAAGTTATACATAACATCTAACAAATAATCTACTTGAGAATAAAACTCTTCTTTAGGAATAGGTAGATTAGCTTTTCTGCCTAACTTATATCCAGCAAATAACTCTCTGCGGCGGTCTCTACTGTGCTTACCCTCTCCTACTAACACTACGGTTTTGGGTGAAAATAATTGTATATAACTGTGAATAGAATTGATAGCACCATAAATTACACCTGTAGATTTATCATTGTGCTTTAACCTACCTTGAGTAAACACACACCTGTAAGCTAAGTTCATTAGGTCTATCAGTAAAATATCACAATTCTTTCGCTTTAACCGCCGCATATAGAGTTACCTTTTCTTACTTTTAGCAAACATTGAAGCAATAAGAACTACAATTCCTATCACTATTATTGCAAAAATAAGCAGAGCAAAACCTATCCATATCGGAGACAGTACCCATATCCAGCTCCAAGTAATAACTCCACAAAGTTTCAGAACAATAAACGCTATTGTTAATAGCCCCGTAAACCCAATTCCACCACTAGCACTTGCACTCGCTGTTGTGTTACTCATTATTTTCCTTTCTTTCACTTTTCCAGTAATTCTGGATTTTCTTCTAACATTTTTTCAATTACTTCGTCATCAGCCACATACACCGGATTATACTTACTGCCCTCTTGCCTACAACGATAAGTATTCTCCCCAATCTTAACGCTTCCGTGACCTTTTTCGGCCTTCCCTGATTCCACAAGATAGTTTAATAGGCCACTGTAATACTTCAATTCCGGCGTTCCGTCTCCAAAGAGCCAATCCATTGAGCCTGTCATAAACGGCCTTGCAATGCGGTTTTTAATTACATTGAAGTAAAGCCTTGAACCTACAATATTACCATCAGAATCAAATACTTTACCACCTTTACCTTCCACACTCTCAAACATAACTCTAATTTGAGATTGAAAACCAACAGATTTTCCACCTCGGCTAATATACTTTGTCGCAGTAGGTGTAGCAGATATGTTCTCATACATCTGATTGATAATTACAAACAAAGTATTTGAACGAGTTACTTTGGCTCTAATACGCTTCAGCCAAATACCAATCTCTTTAGCTTGAGCACCTTGGGTAGCTTTAGGTGAATCTCCATCTAAGTCCTGAGAAAATGGCATAGCACCTAATGAATCTAGCACCATAACAAGTAACTGGTCTTTGCCGTACTGCTTATGAGTCTCATCAATGATATATTCTATCCGCTGAAATATCTCAGTAAATGATAAAGGTTTAATAGTACCATCTTTTTCATCAATACTAGGTGAGATTACTAACAGCTTATCTAAATCAATACCAATATTCTCCGCAAGTTCAGTATCGTGTGCATCCTCTACATCAACTAAAACTGCAATACCACCTTTGTTAATGGCGTTTCTAAGTATGTGGTCTGCAATAAGCGTCTTACCTGAACCTGAAAGCCCCGGCACTTCTACCACATTAGCTGAAGGCAATCCTCTACCAGAAGGATGAATACGAAAATTCAAGCTCGTACTGCCTGTGTCAATCCATTCTATCTTTTTATACTCAGCATCAAGCTCAGAGGAGGAGTTTGCTCCCCCTCCAAACTTTTTGTTGAAACTATCCTTTAATCCCACTACTTACTGCCTCTCTTTACTGAACCTCTAGTGGGCCTACTCCGCTTCGGCTTATCATCATCAGCATCATAAGGAGGCTTTTCATCAGAAGGTTCTTCATCGCCTTCGCTCTTACCATACTTATCAGCCATCACTTCCTTGATACTTTCACCCATAAGCACTCTTTGAGTTTCCTCATAGTTCATAAAAGGCTTACCGTACTCAAAAATATCAGTCATATTTTCAACCAGCTTATCTGCGGCCTCAAAATCAAACTCGCCGTCTTCGGTAGTAAACAGGAAGCTCTCTTCACGAGCATCGTCAATCTGATAAGTTGTAGCCTTCATGGACATTCCAAAGCGAGTAACTTCAATATCAGTACCATCAAATATTCTATCAAGTTCCGGTATCTTCTTGTTACCATAGAGACCCATAAGCTGAGTATTGACAGTGTTACTTACATGCCACGCCCAAACCTTCTGAGGGTCTTCTGTATGCTCTCTCCAAATAACAAACCATACATGCTGATAGGAGGCTCTAAGTTCCTTTGCATACTTTATATCATCTTCATCTTCTGTCTTTTTCAGTTCCTCAATCTCTTCACAAACAGGGCACTCTTCCTTATTGAAAAAGTTCAGACAAGCTACAACTTGATTCTGTGCTCCTACTCTAAAGTGATTACAAATCTCCTGTACCGGATATGCTTCATCCTCAAACACTGCCTCTTCATCTTCAGAGTTTTCAAGATAAAACTTCAGTGCTTCCAGTGCGGGAACAATCCTCAAAGTACGCTTTTCCTTATCACCAAACTTAGGAAGCATATCAACTCTGATAAAATCACTGTTTCCTGAGTTCTTATCCTGCTCTTCCTTCTTTCTCATTTCCTCTTCGTAAATCTCACGAGCCTTTTGCTTTCTAGGACTATCATAATTCGCCATATTTTAGTTCCTTTCCTTTTTAATCTTACCGCCTCTAACAGGCTTTTTAACTTCTACCGGCTTCTGTTCAACATTAACATCTACATTTCCCATTCTACCTTCTGCTAATCTAATTTCAACTAACTTCTTGAGGTCACTATGCCTCATACTCATTGCTCTTAACATATTGCTAACTACATTAACATTCATCTCAAGCTCAAGTATCTCCTGCTTATACCTAACAATCGTATCATCTGAATCCAACTTTGCATCAATCGCCTTAATAGTAGGCTTCTTACCTAACTCCTGTGTAAGTTCTTCTGTAAGTTCCTCAGTAAGATTAGCTTTAATGTTATCAAACTCAAGTTGCTTAGTCTTTAGAATCTTCTTTAACCAAGTTTCTGCTGTAGTAATATAAGCATAATTGCTAGCATCCTTGTGAAGCTCACTAACATAATCACTTGAAATACTCATGTATTCATTAAAATCAATCTCCTGCACACCATAATCACCCATGTTAACTTCAATTACTGGTAGTCTCATGTTTCCTCTCTTTCCATACTGCAACCTAACACTTGTTTCAATTTTTGTCAAGTACCAAAGGCGTTTTCTCAGCCCAATTCCAGCCATATTCCGGCTCAGCTACTAACGGAACACCGTTTGTCCAATCTAACTCTGCAACCACACCTTCCATTTCTTCTTGTAAAATTGTACCCATCTGTTCTACTTCCTCTGGAATACAATCTGCTAACAAATCATCATGTATCTCAAGTATTAAGTCTGACTTAACACTTTCTTTTAACATTCTCTCATTAACTCGAATTAAAGCCTTCTCCATACAAGTATGTGCGGGAGCTTGAATAGAAGTATTAACTCCTTTTCTTAATTCCTTCTGTACTCTAAAATAATTACTTCGTTCCTCTCTACTCATTTCCCACGGTTCAGTATTATCAGGATAAGGAAGTGTAGCCCACGGTAATTGCCTAACTCTACCAAACACCGTTGTTATTTTTCCTGTAGCTCTAATTTGGCTTTTAGTTTTGTTAACATACTTCGCTAACCCCGGATAAGTAGCTAAGAACTCTTCACTTAACGAATATGCTCCCGCAAAGTTAGAAGTTTTAGCACACCTACGCCATTCCTTTTGTAAACTCTTAACCTGTTCAGAATAATCAGGGTGTTCCTGTACCGCTCTAGCAGTATGTAAGTCACCTCCGTATAAGTTATCTCTATAAGTTTGCACCATAATAGTGTCTTGAGATAACATCGCCATTACCCGCAATTCTAACTGTGAGTAATCACAACTAACTAACCTACCATTAGGATGCCTACTAACTAACATTCTACGAATAGGCCACTTCAACATAAACTTTTCACCGTGCGTCATCTCTTGAGCATCAGCTTGGTTTCTGCTTAATTGAGCGAAATTCGGATTTGAGGTCGCCAATCTTCCGGTAATCGTTCCAGACAAGTTGAAATTAGGGTGTACTAATCCATCCCAACCGATCCAATTACGCCACTTTGAAGCATACCTTTCATTAGCGGTGTTCACAACAGCATAGTCCTTGTAACAAATCAAAAACTCTTTAACATCCTCATCTACTGAACTCAAACCTAATAAGGTTAATATTGCGGCCTTATTGACAGTTACATTGCCAGTATCTTTATCCTTCTGTTTAGGTAGTTTCAATATTTCATAAATAAAATGTTTAACTTGAGCATTTTTAGTTACATCTAAACTAGGTAAATACTTCTTAACCACCCTACAATCATAACATTTATCTATTAAATACTTAACTTCCTGTGCATATTCTCGCTCTAACTGGTTACAATACTCAAAGTCTAACTTAATTCCGTTCATACTAATCTTGTCATAAATTGGAATTACAGGCACTATAATGTTACGATATAAGTTCCAGCTACCTATCTTTTTTAACTGACTATCAAATATCTCTTCAGCAAGCCTAGCAGTAGCTACACAATCGCCTACACAATAAGGTGCTATTTTGTTCAAAGGAAAGTAGGCAAAGTTAGTGCCGTGTTGTACTTTCAAAACATCTACTTCAGCATCATAGCCCCCCATATCCGGCAAGTAATCTAGTGTCAGGTTTTCTAACTTACTACTGGAACCTGATTTCTTAATCAAATGGTGTGCATGGCGAGGGTCTGAAACAAAGTTTACACTATCAATATCAATTCCTAAAAACTGACGCACCCATGATAAATCAAAACCACCATTGAACGCTCTTACAGGAACACCACTTAACAATATCTCTCTAATTAAACTAACTCTTTTAGAATACTCTTCACAGGAGATATGTAAATTAGGATGTTCTAATGGTACGAAACAGCCTTTACGGTTTTTAGTATCGTAACAAAAGCCTACTCCAATAATGAATTGAGTAGCATCCATCATATCTAAGCTAGAAGTTTCACAGTCAAATGTTAGAGTGTTAGCATTAAGTAACTTAGGCTTTAGTTCTTGAAGCCTTTCGCTATCAGCCATTTCCCAATCTAATACTGAGTCTATGTTCAAGTTAATCAAAGCTAATGCTTTTTGTAAATCTCTTTCAGATTGTTTAATCTTACCAGCGGACTGCTTCTTACTAGGCTCTATCATAGGTAAGTGATAAATACCATGTATTCTATGTATCTTACCGGCTAAACTTGCCATATCAGTCTTTTGTAAGATTACTTTGTTAGCTAAAGAACCTAACAGTATTACTAACTCTAACTTAGCGTTATGCTTCTTTAACTCTTTCAAGAGATTATTAGCACAACATCTAGCATACTCCATCTTCGGCTTTTTACCATAATGGCAGGCTATAACATTAGCATAACCGACTTCATTATGCTTTAAGCCTACCTTAGTAAACAACTTACGAAGTTTAACACCGTCTTCACCAGAAAACAAATGTCCAGTATTATCATCTTGAATACTAGGCTGTTCTCCAATTACGATTACTTTAGGGTGCGAAGGCCCTTGATATGTGAGTTTAGGCTTCTTACACATCAAAGACACTTCGCACGGACAGGTCGGGCTTTTAGCCAATAAGACCACTTATTCTTTCAAGTATCTTTTCAACACTAGCCTTAGATATAACTCTAACTTCAGTATAACCATTAGCATACTCAATTATCTGTAGCGACTTCTTTACTTCGCCATAATCAATATCCTCCGGCACAAACTCTTCCTCTGAAGCTACTGGTTCAGCCTTTTTTTCAGCCTTCTTACTCGGCTTTTCTGCAATAGGCTTAGTATCAGGCTTAGTATCCGGTTCAACACCTCCAAACAGGTTTTCTTTAGGCTTCTCTTCAGGCTTTGTAATAGATTCAATATACAGCCTATCCAGCGCATTACTTATTACCTTCTCCCAATCTAATTCAGGAGTGTAATTAATCGTTACACCCTTATTACTTTCCTTCCAATAACTATCAGCAATACCTAACTTACTCTCATCCTCTAAACGGTTTATCTTCAAAGCTCTATTGGTTACAACAAAAACATCATCTTCTCCAATGAATACTTTGTCACGAGTAGTAGAATTTTTAATCTCAGGCTTCATGTCGTGGCTCTCACAGACAGATTGTACTAATGCCAGTATGTAAGGCCGGTCAACTTCCTCTTCGGTTCTAGGGGTATCTACGGCCTTCTCAGAGGCAGTATCGTTTTCTGTCTCAAGTACAGGTGTTTTCTTGTCAATACAGATTGCTTTACACTTCTTAGCAAATGGACACTCTTTACAACAGTCTTCTGTATCGCAATAGCCTACATCAGGGTCTTTGTGACCGAAACAACTCTCTTCATCCTCAAACTTACTCATTTCTTCATCTGTTAGTACGATTTCTTTACTCATTTTCTTCCTCCAATGCTTTTAGTGCTTCTAGTCTCCATTTTTCTCCATTAAACTCCGGCGACATATCTTCGTAATAAATACCTAACATTCTCTCACACTCATATACTTGTATCAACTGCTTCTCACTTAAAGGATTGATTTTCAGCTTTCGCCTATAATCCAGTGCGAGTTTCATAAACCTTGATAACTTGCCTTTATCCTTGAGCTTCCAAGCTTTCCAATCTAATTCCGATAGACACTTACATAGGTAAGATACTCTAATCCAATCTGTTTTTCTTTGAGTTCTTGAGCGTTCTCGTTCTTCCCAAAATAAACTATCTTCACCAAACTTCAAAATTGCTTCTACTACCTTCTTTCGCATAGCCTTATACTTAATTCCCATGCCATGCCATATAAGATAATCATTTAACAACTTCCAAGTGAAAAACTCAACATCCTGTAAATCGTTTTCCTCAATTTTAGCAAGTATCTCTTTTACTTGTGGTGCTAAATCAGAATCAAACTCTCTGTTAGTAACTCTACTGAACCACTGTCTAACTTGCTTAAACTCTTTAATCATTCATCCTCATTTCTATAAAGCTATAAAACACTACACTATCCATTACCGACACACTACCATAAATATTTAACAATGAATCTAAATTCAAGCTATCTTCTTTACAAGTAAAAGCTAATGCTACTTCACCTTCCGTTATTCGGCCAGTATAATTCAAATAAAAATTACCTTCAGTATCTAAGTATGGAACTACTACTCTATCATATTGAGCAACAGCTATACCTACCAATAACATTAGTGATAATACCAACTTATTTAGTTTCATAGTTTCCTTAAAAGTATTCTATCTCTTTCGATTTCTTAATTGCTTCAATAGCTTTTTCCACATTTTCATTGGGGTCTTCCGTTCCGTCTATACTAGCTATATATACTGAATCTGTCAACCCCTGTAATCTTCTACCTATTTTCACAGCATCAGCTTCAAAACCACCGTCTAACAATATTACAACCTTATTCCAGTTTTCAGTTACTAAAATAACCTGTTCACTTGAGATTTCTTTTCCCATTAAAGCTACTACTGGAATACCTTTTTCTCTCAAAGAGATTGCATCAAATACGCCTTCTACAATCACCGTCCAATCGTATTCTATAGCAGTATCAAAGTTAAATAACAATTCAGACTTATCCATTAATGCTTCACCTTTATGAGGCCCACTATATCTTAGCGGTGTCTGATAAGGCGGTATCTGTCTCGCTATTAGATTTGCGACTTCACTATTGTAATAGATAGGCAATACTAGCATATTCTTGTAGTTACCTTCAACGCCTACTCTAAAACCTAACTCTAAGGCGTACTTAGGAATTATGTTTCTCTTTAGTAAGTACATTAAAGCTCTTTTACAGACTAATCTTGAGTCTGTAAGTTCAACTGTACCGGCCTTCCAGTCAAAGAACATATCTGAGTAACTGGTATCCTTACTATAAACATCCATTAAAGTAGCTAAAGTAATTCCACCGGAATACTGTTCAATTATATCACCAACTTGAGTATTCCAGCCACAAACCTTTTTTGTTAGCCTCTCAAAACTTCCACCGTTACCACAACGAAAACAATGATTCTTACCTGTCTCTAAGGAAATATTAAAATGGTTACTAGCTTTCCCGCAGTATGGGCATGTACAATACAGTTGCATATTGTTCTCGTCTAAAACCTTGAGATGTTCTGATGCAAACTGGCGTATAATAGGTTCGTTAATCATTGTGGTTTGTCAGAGCCTTCCCTAATTTGTCTACTCTTAGGAGGAATTGGTTTGCATGGAGGTATAGATTTATATGATAGTTTTTTAGACAACTTACTCTCAAACAGACCACAATTAGGCCAGTTACAACTCTGAGTAAAGAGCCAAAGGAACTTCTTTTTCTTAGAGCACTGGTTAAATTTAGTTACAAATTTACAAGGAATATTAACACTAACTGTCATTGGCAACCTTTCTTACCTTTTTAATAATTGGCTTCTCGCATATACTTAACTCTGTTGCCACATCACAAGATCGTTCTACATCATGGCCTAAATATAAAGCCGACATTGCGAAATCTCGCCCAGCACCTACAGCATAATATTCAATAATTTCTTCAATATTCCAATAAATAAAAGCGTATACCTTATTCTTCAAACCTATAATGTAAGCCCCATCTACACAAGTATGGTCTCCATCAGTTTTCTTACGCATCCAAGTACCAAACTCATTCATAAAATCTAACACAGCTTCTTTACTCTCATTAGAAGGCTTATGAGATTTTACAAATACTCGCATAAGTTCAAACTCTGAACTTAACCCGGAAAATCCGATTATTAAATCTTCATTCTCCAAAAGTTTACACGCATCAGTATTATTACCTTTGCTCTGTGTCCAGCCAGTAACAGTAATCGAATCTGATGCTATTTCGTACCTATCCTCATAAACTCTACAAGCCACTACACTCATTATTGTCCTTTCATTTCTCTTTGTTAATCACTCTACACTCGTTGACCCTGAGTAACTTGCTCCAATTACTCCTATAGTAGGTAAAATACTATTCTTACATGACACCATTACCAAGCTTTCTCCACATCCTGTCCTACTCGTTCTAAATCCTAATTTTCCATATTTACTATATGCTCTTATACTTATTCCCGAAGCAGACAGCCTAGCATTGATAGCTTCCGATAACTCTTGTGCTGTATAAATACCTAAAGGTATCTTAATTTTAGTGTTCTTAAAATACTCATACCTAGTTTGCTCTCTAATCTTTAACATACAATTAGACTTTTTAATTGCAAAGGGGTCATAAATAGTGCCCACAACTTCGCCGGGATAGCTAGTATACTGGTTAGCTTTTGTTACCTTTTCCATTCTAGGAGCGGCACAATTTGGGCACTTGAATAACTTGCTTGAGTACATTCCTCCACAATAAGCACAAACAATACCTCGCTCGGGTTCAAACCTAGGCGCAATTATTTCACCTTCTTGAATATACACCATACCATTGGTAAGAGAAGGTAAGTCTCGTCTCAAAGTAAATGTACTCAATCTATTTCCTCTCTTTCAGTTTCCTCAAACAAACCGTATACTAACTTTGGGTCATTACTCATTAGTAACTCATCAAAATACCACGGTATAGGTTCTTCAAACTCGTCCATAATTTTCCTTTCAATTTCCATGAGTGAATATACATTCTACTTTCAATATTGTCAATAGCTTAAAATGGAATATCTGCATCCTGTAAATCTGTCATAAGCATTGTACTCTTATCAAACACTATAGGAATTACAGTGCCCATACCGTAACCTTCTCTCAATAGGTTATTCTTTAGCCTACCTCTTTGAGGGTCACACGCCTCTTCATCCTTATTTTGTAGAATACTCCATAAGCTATCCGCACTATCTGCCTTTACACTATCACCTTTTACATCTGATTCTGTTAACTGGTCTTTACTACCGGAATCTTTACCGGCCTGTGTTGCAGTCCAGCCACAAATATTTCTGTCAACTAATATTCCTTTCAGTCCTTCAGCAATTGGCCCTTGTGCTTGCCAACTGGACTCATACTTCTTATCACCTTTCATAATGTCTAAGTAATCCACTATCAATAGCTCTGTACCATAACCGTCAACTCGCCATAAATCATCTAAAAACTTATCTAATTGCCTAACCGATAAACCTTTCATAGGAAACCGCTTGTAGTAAATATCCCCCCCACGGCTTAACAAACGCTTAAATGAACGATACCAAGTACCTGAATGTGTTAGAAGTTCGTTATCTTTCAAACCACTTAATCTCATGTGTGTTCGTGTGGTGATCTGTTCTTCACTCATTTCAAGTGAGATATAAGTGACCTTCTTACACTGTAACGCTCCTGCATAAGCAAAGTTATTTAACAGTATAGACTTACCTCTTTTAGTAGGTGCAAATACTACATGAAGTTCTCCCGGCCCAACCCCGCCTTTAAGTATTTTATCCATACCGCTAATCAAAGTAGCAATCTTATACTCACTTCTACCTTCATCACTCAAGTAAGTTTTGATATGTTCAAATGATTCTGATAATTTTAGACCGCTTAATATAACATCATTCTTTGACATTACAGCCTTTTCAATCAAAGGAAGTATTCTATCATACTCTTTAGTTTTCAAATATTGTTCGCTCAAGTATAAGGCTATTCGTAAAGCCTGTTGTGTGCAAAAATCAGTTACTTCATCAGTCACATATTGTGAATCCGATAAATCAGCTTCATTGATTTTCTTTAATACTAACTTATACAATTTGTAATCTTCCTCTTTAGATAACTCTTGATTCAAGCTATCTTCAGAAGGTGTAATGCCATACTTATCATAAAAATCTAACATCTTCTTACAGACTTCAACATAAGCTGGATTTTCAAAATACTTATGACTGAGAATATGTCTCTTTTTAGCAATGAAACTTTTATCTTTAAGCATAATAGCTAACACTTTCGTTTTGAACTCACTGCTAAAAGGAAAAGGCTGTGTATCTATCAATTAAGTTCCTTTCAATATTTCGTTTAATTCAATGTTTAATCCATGATAGCTGTATAGAACCTTCTCTACGCTATCTAATACTTTCTTTTCTTCAATGCTGATTTCATTCTTTCTCATTTTACTACTAATCCATTTATTTATTCCAGGTAACATTACAATTAAATATGGGGATACTTCATTGATAACATACATATCCCAAATGCTATCATAATCATTCAATGCTATTCTACATTTTTTCAATATAAACATAGAACTTTTTACCGAATTGATAATAGCTTGCTTACGAGGCACTACTGTAGTAATGCCCTGTCTCACAAATTGCTTATAGTGCCGTAACGCCTTATCGCCACTTAACTGATTAGGAAAAGGATACTTTCGTTTTGAAAAACCAGTTTTAGTTTTTACCCACCAGTCTCTATACTCAGGACTGTTCGCCATAATGAAAAGATATGGATTAACTTCAGGATACTTCTCTAGTAATCTCTCAAAAACAGACTCAGTAGATTTCTTAGTCTCATACCTAGTAAACTTAGTAGCCTTACGAACCATATCTTCATACGCAGTTTTCCAATCTTCAACTGTCCAATTTGACTGTGAAGCCTTCCCGCTCATAAATCGCCTTTCGTTTTTCAGAATGTGCTTTCAAATATTTTTCAGTGTTATCATAGAAGTCGTAAAACTGTATGATATTTTCTCCCTCATTAGGGTTTCTCAAGTATCTGCCTAAACTCTGTAATACTTCAATAACGCTCTTACCGGCTCCGCAGTAGACTCCTGAATCAAGCCGTGGCACATCTAGACCGCACTGACCAATCTTACTCATTATTAAAATATTAGACTTACCAGATTTAATGTCGCCAATTCCTTTATCTCGTTCTTCCTCAGTAGACTCTCCATAACAAAATGCAGTATTTATTCCTTGCGTCTTTAACATCTGCTGTAAAATCTCTCCATGAGCTACACGCTTAACTAACAACAACACGCTTTTGTTTTCCTTCAATAGCTTCTTGGTAATGTTAACAATTTTCCTGTTTCTTACCACATTATTTACAATACCAGTATCATACACTTCAGCATACTTTCCGTCAAGTGATAGTGCTGGAATACTAACAAGTGTAATCTCCGGCTTAGATAGTACATTGATAGCAGTTAAATCCTTGTTTCTAACTTCCGATATTACAGGGCCAGTTTGCGCCTTTACTTTAATGTTATCAATCTCACTTCTATCTAACGGTGTTCCACTTAGCCCAAATCTGTAACAGGCATTAGTACACGCCTCTAATACTCTCGTAAATGTATCTGCACTAGCTAAATGAGTTTCATCTACCACCACACACTTAATTGTGCGTAACCATTCTAAAACTTGTTTATCCTTTAATCTACGACTAATTGTAGGAACCATACCTATTGTTACAAAACTTCTATTATCAACACTACCACCATAGATACCTACCGGCAATGTTATACTTTTCTTGAATGATTCTAAAGTTTGTTTCGCAAGTTCCGTTTGGTGAGTTAAGAATAGTGTCGGTACTTTCATAGTTTCAATATATGCCGCCGCCATCGAAGATTTACCGGAACCTGTTGCGTTGTAAACAATTCCTCTTCTCAAGTTTAACATATCCTGCACAGTAATAGCTTGAAAAGCATACTTACCTGTCATACTTTTATCCTTCAAAATATTAGGATTAACAGTAACAGGAGTAGGATACTGTGTTTGTCTCAATAGAATATTAGGTATAGCTTCTTGTACTAAATGTAGTAAGCCTGTAGGAAAAGACTTGCCTTTGAAAAAGCGTTTCTTGCCATCCCAGATACCTTGCTGGAAGGATTTCACAAACCAGTGGTTTTGGACGATAAATGTTAGGCACTCTCTAAACGCTAAGTATTCATCTCTATCACATTTCAATATTTTAGAATATACATTTCCAACTTGAATTATCAATCAATTTCCCTTTCAGTTTATTTTCAATTTACTTTCAATTTATAACATATTTTTAGCTACAATATCATCCGTCATTTCATCGGGAATTTCAGTAATTCTATCATCAGCATAGGTACTAAAACACACGGCTCCCCAATCGCTTAAATAAGGGCTATATCCAAACCTTGTTAGTGCGAGTATTAAGCCGTTAACATAATCCTCTTTGTTAGCTGTGTCACCTTGATAGTTCTCTGTGTTAATCACAATCTCATAACGCAAGTAAGCCTACTTTCTAAACTGCATCACCCGCAATCCAGTACCTAAACTTCACACTATGGCTTCCCGGATTAGTTACATGAACAGTCGAAATCCCCGTTGTAGTATCTGCTTCATAAGCTATCAGTGTGCCTGTAATTGCATCACTACCAACACCGTTAATTCTAATCTCTAAAGGCTCTCTTCCATTAGTATCATCATCTTCTACATACAGAAAAAAGAACAGACCTTTAGCTATACTACCTTGACCAAGCAAAGTAGGGCCGACTCCAGCTTCTATAACCTGAGTATTTAAGCCTGTCTCTTCATTACATTCAGTCTGTAAATCCTTAACCGTAAAACTCATATCAAAGTAACTTGTTGCAGTTTCTCTACTGCTAATCTTAACTTGTAAATCACTGAACGGCATTTTTCCTCCTTAGTTCAAATATCCTTGCAAACCTAATCTAACATTCCAATCTTTATCTGTAAAATTATAACTTCCACCTAAAAAACCACCTACATTATTAAAGTAAGGCAGTCTTCCATCAACGAATCCTCCAACACTACCTTGAGGCTCACTGAAATCACTTAACACACCATGTAAGCCGATACCGTACCTATCATAGTAAAACAATCTAGCTCCTGCTACAATCTCTTCGTTAATATCGTCATTGACACTAAGACCTATTACAGGCTCTATACAAAAGCCGTAAGTATCAAACTCAATAGTGGTATGATACAGGTTGTATCGTAAATTGTCAACCTCGGCTCTTAATTCAGCCAATCCAGTAGTGTCTCCACTTACTTCTAAATGAGCTAACTGTTCATAAATATCTTGCAGTTTGTTCCAAGTAAAATCGTCTAATTCTGCAACATATCTAACTTCACTTTCAGGAGGTAAGTATCTTTCAGTTACAATAACAGTATCCGGCCCTAATCTTTTCATCTCAGTAATTGTGTTCTTTAGTATAGTAATATCATCCAATACATCTTCTGGAATAATACTTCCACTACTATAACCATAGGCTTTTTTCAAATCATCTTCTAACTTATTGATTTTGTTATTCTGCGAGTACAACAGATACCCCATGATAAGTACAAGAAGTATCACAACTATACTTGCAATAGCTCCAATTTTACTTAACAAGTCTTATACCTCCACAGAATACTACGCCTATACCTATTCCTATTATATCAAATAGTATATCTGTCCAACTGAAAACTTTGCCTCTAACAAGCCAGTCAAAGAGTTCTTTTAGTATTCCTAAAATCAGTACAATTCCTGCACTTAACCATACTCCAACTCCGCTTACAGTTAAAACTATAATCAACATGAAGCTACCAAACAGATGTAAAGAGTTAGAGTAAGCATGAACATCAAATCCTCTATCAACTAAAAACTT